GTGGTTGGCGTGTGCGCTGGCTTGAGATTCTGACCTGTCTCTGATAGTGCCGTGCAGGGGGTATTGATTTGATTTATTCGGCTGGTTTATTTTGTCGGCTGGAATTGCATGATCGATGCGCTGGTAATAGGGGGCTGTTTTTTTGTCCGGGGTAATAATGGTCTGCTGTCCATGGATCGTTTGGGTTAAATCCTTTTTTGCATAACCAACAAACTGTTGCTGTTTGTCTAACTATTTTTGCTCGTTTTTTATAATCGTTGTCGTAATGTTTTCTGTTGGCTTCTCTGCGTTGTGTTTGTTTTGCTTCGTGTTGTGCCTTGTGTAGGTCACAACGGTTTTTATTTGTGGTTAATTGTCCGCACTCAAGGCAAGGCCTTTTGAATCCCATTGTGTTATCTTCCCATTTGCAAATGATAACCAACCTTGAATTGGTTTATGGCTGAACGAGTCATGTAGGGTAGAGGCTTCAATTGCTTTGGCACAATAATAATCGTGTTCATCATCCCAATCATCAAACGTTTTATATGCTGTTAATGCTCCCAATGCTATCGAACCACCTGAACCGATAGCCCAATATGGTTCAAGTTTGCTTATGCCAAGTGAACCGCTTATGCCAAATGCTCGACCATGTGTGACCAATACAATTTCGCTATCAGGTAATTCGGCTACACCATCTTTTGTGTCCAAACTTAATTCGTCTTGTGCTGATTTACGTATGATTGGTATGACACGTTTGGCTATCCATTCATACCATTTCATTTCATCGGTGCATTTTTTTAATGTTGCTGGAACAACAGGGTATTTGGTTATGTATTGCAATACGTCACATGTGCGATCGGCACCTGCCACACCAATTAGCCATTCGTTTTGTCGAACGATTTTTTTCATTGGCGCCATTGTGTGAAACGATTCGTCTGTTATTCCTGATTCGGACATGATGGCACAATATTCGGGTGACCATGTTATGGCTATTGTTGTCATTTTGTTTTTAAACTTTCTTTGTCAATTTGAATGTTGGCTTCTTTTAAACATTCAGCATATGTGGAATGATTTTGTGTTTCACAACCGCTTCGGCAATTATTCATTTGATAACATTTCGCTATCGTTTTGAATAAGGTTTTGTCTTTTTAATTCACGTAACACAATCTTTTCAGGCTTATAACCGCTTATCGTGCGACCTGTTTTTCTTTGCTTACGTGGATTCTTTTTCCAAGCCTTACCACATTTACGATCGGTGTTACGAATACCCGATGATTTACCACGCTTGGCCATGTGCTTATTCTAAATCAATTTTGCCAATAAGTGATTCATCTTTCGCAATAACGTTTTGAGCGTGTAACAAACCTGACATGAACAATGTCCATGTGTGTGTTTGGGCTTCTTCACGTGTTGCTAACACTTCCAACTCACTTTGTATAACATCCACAATGGCTTGTTTTACAATTTCAACGATTTGTGAATACGCTTGAATTGCATCCAACAAATTGTCATGTGAACCGGTGTATTTTTGATCGTAAGCAGTTTGAATCAATTTGTTATAAATGCGTTCGCCAACCAAACCTTGATAAATTGGATTCATTCCCAACTCCATTTCAACCACCCTTGTGCATGGGCTTCTTCTGGGTGGCTTGTTATCCAATTGTGGCATGTTCGGCAAACACATCGTAAATTGTTCTCATCCAATATGGAACCCCCGCGAGCACGTGTTTTTAATTCATGCACGTCTTGAGCATAATTGGCATTACAACGTTGGCAAATCGGATATTTTTCAAGCAACCGAGCAACCAATGGTCGCCTTTGTGTTGCATAAATCTTTTCCGTTTTAACCGATCGTTTACGAATCAATTAAAAATTCACACCAATTGAATTGTCGCTTAAAGGTGCGCTCCAAGCATCGTTAATGTTTGGTTGCTGTTTTTGTATTAAATTACGTGTGTATGCTATTCGTCTTAAATCAGCACCCAATGAATCAACATTGACTTCATAAACTGTTTTTTCAACACCATCTTTAGCCGTATATGAACGCTGATTTAATTTACCAGTGATGGTTATTGTGTCACCTTTCATTAATGTGACAACAGCGTTTTCGGCTGATGTTCCCCAAACAACGGCTGTTAAATATGTAACATCACCATCAACCCATTGATTGTTTACAAATTTGCGATCGTTGCAAGCAATTTTTAATTTTGCAACAGATTTACCATTTTTTGTTGTGTTAAATTCAACATCTTGAGTCAAATTACCTGTCGCTGTAATAATTGGTAATGTCATTTATTTCTCCTTTTATAATCGGTGAGCAATTGTTCTTATCATTAATCTTCGTTCGTGTAACGTTTTGCCTTTAAAAGAAAAAACTTTACGTAAACGTTTTCTTTCGGCTGTTGTAAAACCAGCCCAAATTCCCCAATCATCTGACCAGCCTAATTCCAAACAATAACCTTTAACTGGACAATGACGACAAATTTCTTTCGCTGTTGTGACTTCAATTATGTTTGTTTCATCCGGAAACATTAAATCAGGATCGGATAAATTACATAACCCATGATGTTGCCATTCAATGGGTGATTCACACGTTCCGCATATTTGTGTCTTTGGCAGATTGGGATGCACGCAATTTTTCAAGTTCAATTAACAACCCCACAATCTGTTCCAAAGGCATTATGCCCCACCATTTATTAACATTGGTGACCCCCACTTTATTTGGTTTCACCAACAACAATCCGTAAGGCACGCCAGCGTTCACACGTTCTTGTTCCGTTTCAATCATCCATTCGGGCAATTTATATGATTTTTGATTTTTAATTTCAATCACAAAATCATGAACCCCCGAAATATCGCCTTTATCGTTAATGCCGGCTAATGCCCGACGTTCAACATTTGACCAAAATTGTTTCAAATATTGCGCAACGGCAGTTTCAGCCAATGTTCCTTTTTGTTTTGATTTACTCATCTCGCCAAAATCTTAACAACAAAAAACATGATTGTAAACAACATAAACGAAATAATTATTTCACCCATCAATAACCCCAAATTCGTTCATCGTTTCGATCTTTTGCTTTCAAATCAGCATCCGGTTCCCATGTGGGTTCTGATTTAATTAATTCATCCCATGATTCATAAATGAAAGTGATTGATCCATCTTCATTTTTTCGTGTGATCATTTGTTTTTTCCCGGAAGTTTATGGATAGTCCAAGGAAGCGTTAAAAGGAACAACCATATTCCATAAACAATGAAATCGTAAGCGGTCATTTATTTCACCACCTTTAATTGTGATCGTTTAAATTCCGGACATTGACATTGACCCAAATATGATTTGTGACAATGCACACATATACGCCAAACATCAACTGTTTTTTCAGGTTCTTTTTCGTAAACGCGTTCAGCCAATTCATCGCATAACGCCAACGATTCAGCACCATCCAAAACAACCGACCAATTTCTTAAATCTAAAAATTCGGCTAATCGATTAACAACATCGTCTTGTTTTGATAAATCGCCTTTTACAATTGTTTCGACCATGTCCAAAAATACATCTTTGCGTTGTTCAATTGAATGAGCAATAAATCTGACCATTGAATTTATGTCTCGATCAGGTATTTTAATCAAAACATAATCGCCATCACGTGTTACTTTCATTACGATGCCCTCTTTTCTTTTATAAAATGCTGTGGATAATCAATTGGTAATTTTTGATTCCATTCATATTGTTTACCATTTGGGTGAACACTTGGCGCCGCCACGACATACCCTTTATATTTAATGTCGATACCGGCATCCAATTGCGCTGGCAAATTCAATCCGGCTGGCGCATTAAAATACAAATGTATTCCATCGCCAGTTTCAACTGTCATTGTGTCAGCCCATAATTCTTTGGCGTAAGCCCAAGATTCGGCTGTCATGTTTCGATAATCAATATCAACAACAACCAACCCCGATTTTTCGCATGCGATCCCCACATTCATTGTGTTGGTTTCCAATTTCAACCAATCTTGAACAATAAATGGATTGTTTGATGCATCATGAAATCCACGTTTCATAGACCAATGTGGTTGTTTTGATTTATCACGTAACAACATGACATACCAACCTAAATCCAAATATGGTTTTACGTCATCAAATATCATTTTGCCACCTGCTCAATCAAATTTTCAATTTCGCCAATCATTGCGTTTTCACAATCATTAAACGCTTTTAATCCAAAACGTTCCACCGTTTTTTCCCAAATCATTGGACGTTTATCTTCATCGATGTCTAATGAATCCATAAAATCCTCAAATTCATCAAATGTGTAAAACATGCAAATCATTGGTTCGTGTTCATCAAAACAATTTTTAAATGTTTGAATAAAATCATTTACCCTCTGCATTTTTTAACTCCTCAACAATGTCGTGATCCCAAAAACATGGTGCAATGGCTGATTCCATTTGATGTTCCAAAACATTCAATTGTTGAATCGCCACATTTTGATAATCGTTTTGTTGTGGATCAATTTCATTAACTGATTCCAACATAAAACGTTCATCACCCATTACAACCGAAATTGCTATTTTAATCTTCATATTTAAGTGCTCCTCTTTTTATTTTGTCGTGGTGTTGTTCACTTAATATTTTGGAAACCAATAATATAAATTCGGTTTTCAAACCATCTTGCAAATCGGAATCATTTGCCACTCGCATATGCAAACTATTCACAATTCGATCAATTTCATTATCGGATAATCTAATATTCCAATAACGTGTCTTGATTTTCATTATTTTGCCCCTTTGATTCTTTTGCCGTCTAAATCCCTACGTTTTTCAGCAACATCTAAAATCCAATTTGCAAACGTTTCCGCATCAAACATTGAATTAAATTGTTTTGCTGTATCTTCAAACGTTTTAACAACCAACCAAAACGCTTTAATTTGTTCTTCATTTTTTGGATCCATGAAACGCAATTGATATCCAAAAGCAGTTGCGAAAGCCTCAAAATGTTTTTTAGTCATTATTGAACCTCGCAATCGTGTCCAAAAATCATTTCTTCGTGATCGGATTCATCAAACAAATCAAACACACGAAAACATTCTGGGCATTTAACTTTGTTGTTCATAATTAATTCACCATTCCATGAACACGATCAAGCAAATCAATTTCTTTGACGTGTTCTAATTCGGTTATGGCGTTATGTAAAACTTTTACTGTCATTTCAGGTGTAAAAAATTTGTCCAAACTGAAATGAGTAATTTTTTTACCCAATTGAATAATGTCCCCATCCAATTCATATATGGTCACATATTTTGTGTTTTCATAATTAAAATGAATTTGAACATAATGTTCTTTTGAAATCAATAATAAATCGGTGTTTGTTTCATCGATTTCATATTGATTATTTGTTACCAATCGGGTCAAAACATCTTGATCCCAAGCATTGCGCAGTTTTGCTATTTGTTTTTGATACATTATTTTGCCTCTCTTTTTTGTTTTATTATTTTTTTGTATTCCAAATCAAAAAATGATTTCGCTTCATCCTTTGATTCGAAAATTTTATGTAACAATGACATGCAATAACTGAATTTGCCATTGATTGATTTTCTTGGAATATTAATGTCAACAACATAAACATTTTCGTGAATTAATTTGCCACCAGATTCAATCCATTTGGTAAACCTGATTTCACCATAAATTGTTTGATCACCAATTTTGGTTGTTTTCTTTTTAATTAAAGGCATTATTTGACCTCATTTTGAATTTGTCTAAAACCAAGAATTTCTTGGTAAAAAATTTGATCGCATATATCATTTGAATCACGTAATTCGTTAATCAAAAATTCGCGTAAATTTTGTTTCGTAACTTTAACATCAATCATTTTGCCGGCTGGCAATTCCATATTTTTGAATTTGATGTTAAAAATTTCTGCAACGCGGGCATCCAAATATTTTTCAGCCATGAAACGAGCACCGGCTTTTAATGAGGGTTGGTCGTTTAAAGCAATCGCGCAATCAAAAAAATCGTTCGCTGACATTTTCATTATTTGGCCTCTTTTAATTGGTTAATTTCGTTTGTGTATGTGTCAATCAAATTTTGAATTAATGTTTTGTTATCATCAGAATCGCTCAACTTTAAAACATTAACCAATTTTTCAATTGATTGTTCTTTTTCTTCAATTTGAACATCAGCGTATGATTTTGCATAATTGGTTTTAATTGAACATTTGTGAGCAAAATTAATCATTTTATGTCCATCCAAACCAAATGTCACAAAATCAGGATCGGATAAATACCAATTACCTTTTTTGGATTTTACCCAGACAAGGTTCTCGGTTCCACATGATTTGCATGTAACGTTTTTGTTCATAATAAAATACTAAGATGATTGTTATACGAATACAACTTTAAAAACACATATTTCAACATTGTTATCAAATCGTTATAATCGAACACACGTTCGACTCAAACCTTGAAAGAAATCATCAAAAACGACAATCTATACAAAACGGACATATGCAAATTTTCGTTCGAACATTCACCGGCTGGGCAAAGAATGGCTATTAAAACAACCATTCAATGATTTCGCCCGACGTATTTCCGTATGGGGTCAATGATGGAATCCTCAAGGGATTAATCGCGCCATGTAAATGATCAATTTTGAAATTCAACATTAGGCGATCCGTTTTAATGTCATCAATCATTTTCGTAGATTATCGTTTTGTTCTACACGCTTGCATTTACTGGCAAGAAAATTTAACTGCATCTAACGCAGGTTTACACGTTTGTAGAACGTGCCAAAGATTTGAATCGAACCTCTGTAACAAATCATTTATAACACATCAATTTGAAATCCACACAATCGCATCATTACCTTGGGGTGTTGTTCTACGTAAACCCGAATCAATTACCCAACAATCGTTCATTAATGCGTTACGACTTGAAGATGCCGATTGATGAGTCCAATTTAATTCCAATTCAATTTCGTGATCACACATGCCAAACATTCCTTTGGATTTAATCAAATCGTAAACAATTTTCTTTTTGGTTCCTGATTTTGGAAACGCTTTTTTTGCTGCCATGTGTGAAGTGTTAGGATGCCTCGCCGACACCCTAACACCATTTGAATCCACAGGCTTACGTTTATGCGCTGGAATAAAAACAATGCCCTTTTCGTTCCGGCAAAAAGGACAATACATTTCACCGCGTGGTTCACCATGTGGACATTCCATAATTACACCAAGTTTTCGTTTAAATCATTAATTGAAAATTTGGCGTTTATTGCCATTATTACGGCTTGACGATCAACTGGATTTAATGCCATCAAATCATCCAATGAAACATTTGATTCTTCCAATAACAAAAATTTGAAAACTTCAATCAAAATTTGTTGTTGAAATGACCATTCCCATTTGAAATCATTAATTGTTTCCCAATCAATAACCCCAATTTCGCAATCAGTTCCCAAAAACGCTGGATGTTCACGCATCCAAGAATATTTAACCAATGTTTCGGCTGATTTACGTTTTTTCATTGATTCATTATTCATTGTTTTGCTCCTGTCATAATTTCAATTGCTGATCGAATCACTTGGGAAACACTTGCGTTGTGTTGAATGGCAAATTGTTTCACCGCTTGCATTTGTTCATTATTTAATCGCAACGCAATTAAATTTTCTTTATTTATTTTTTCTGTCATTTTATCCTTCCTTTTTTAAATGATTAATCAATGCATAAAATTGATTATCATTAATTACTGTGGATAACAAACCGGCAAATGCTTCCGGTGCATTGTCACCCCATTTATCACGCATCAAAGCCACCAATTCGTTAATTGATTCTGCTTTAATCATTTATTTTTCCTCTCTTTTATCATTGCAATCAGGACAAACCCCAATTGCAATAAATTTTCCCTTGTAGGTTGTTCTACGTGTATAACAATACACATTCCAACTGGGATTGCAACTAAGGGTCAACAACGTGTCAAAAACGCGTTTTAAGGGCAAAATTAGGCAAGAAAACGATGCACCTATAGAAATGAGCAAGACCCCCACCTAGGGATTGGTGAGGGCCTGCAGAACGATCATTTGACCAGAGGCGGGTCAAATAATCGGGTCATGTTCGGATAACAACGCACGCAGACGCGCCACCCGAATTCTTGTAAAACTAATATACGCCAAAAGGTCATCCAATTCTTCAAGTGCCTCATCTAAAACTTGTGGAATATTTTTTGATTCAATTTTTTGTGTTTTGCCATCATCGTATTGTTGAGCGCCAATATTTAAAATACGTGATTGAACATTTGCGATCGTATGACCAATGGCTTTGGCTAATTCTTCGCTTGTCATAACACCGCCATGTCTGACCAATTGTTTATATTATGTTTACCAACCAAAAAAGTAAGCACTCCCGGCGTACTCCAAAGACCGGACATGTCCTCATACCATTTTGAACCGCCATCTAAACTTGGACATTGAAAACGCCACCACATCCCAAAATCATCCACTTTGACATGGTGTTTATGGGCCGTTACCCAAAGTTTTGGTTCTTTATTGTGATCACGTAACAAACGAATTGATTGTCCACGTAACCATTCAATTTCTTTACCAGTAATTTTATGACCATGAGTGAAAGCAACTGGAACATCACTTAATTCAATTTGAACACACATTTCATCATGAGGAATAACCCAATCGGTAACAAATTCAGTTCCTTCAAATATTCGTTGCAACGCATCAGCAAGGAATCCATCAGCGGAATCTGAATCGGTTGTAAAATTTTTACCATTTCTTCTTTGCCATTCGCCATGATTAGACAACGTTGAAATGAACGTTACCTTTGGCGCATGAGGCGCAATGGTTTTTATTCCCAATGTCCACAAATCAAGTGCCAACAACAATTGTTGTCTTTGAGTTGCTTGAACAGAAAATTCTTGGGATGCATAATGACCTGTGCATGCTTCTATTGGATCTCCCATATTAACAATTGCAATATGGTCAATGTTGCGACCTGATTTTTTTAATTCATGAATACGATCAACTGTTTTATCAAATGAATCTAATACGCGTTGGATGGTTGCATCAACACCACCACCAGCCGATTTGCCTAATTGCCAATCAGCCCAATTAACAACAAAAGTTGTTGAAGCATCGGCAGATTTATTTGCTTTAAATTTGGTTGGTTTCCATTTTAATAAACTTTTACGAAATTCTTGAACATCTTCTTCAGTTAATTGATAACCCGATTTACGTTTAAAAACAGCCTTGTAAGAATATAACCAAACAACATCACGATCGCCATCATCGGTTCTACGTGATTGTTGCCATTTTGACATTTTGACTTTGTCATCAACAACCATAAACACATCTGGGTCTAAACCAAATGAACGCAAAATTGGCGACCAATCATCTGCAATTGGGGAATCTAAAACACCGGTATAAATTTCTCCACCATCAAGGCCAATCTCAGCCCAAGGTTTTTTTTGTTTATTTAATTCCGAATCATCCATTTCGTTATTTAATGCATCATTTAAAGTCACAACGGCACTCTTTTCTTCTATGACGACCTAATGATTTGTCGTGGATTATGTGTCCTTCAGATTTTAAAGCACGATAAATAAAAGCAGTTGGAATTGATTCATCGTCCAAGGCTTGATTTAACGCAACCAAATCATCTTTTGATAATTTTTCTTTAATTAACGCCATTGTGCAAATACGTCTTTTTGGTTCATAAGGTTGATTCAACGCATCTTTTAAACTCATTTAAAAATCCGGTAATTGTTTTCTCGATTGTCTTGTAAATCTTTGATGTTAGCCCACAATGAATAAAAACCAATAACAATCAAAGTGATTAAACAAGCAAGAAAAAAACCTGTAAAAAATATGAAAATGAATATGTCCGTCATCAATACCAGCCTCTTTTCTGGCTATGTTCCCAAGCATCGCATGGTGAACCATACCGATCTTTAATATATCCCAAAGCCCACCTAATTTGCGTTATTGGGTTATGTTCCCAATCGTGTCCGGCTGATGCCATTTTATGTCCCGGAAGCGCTTGAGGAATACCATAAGCGCTGGAATTGGGATTATCTGCATATTGTGGGTTTGATTTTGTTCGCCAATTTGATTCTCGTTCCATCAATTGATCGAAACATTTAAATTGTTTTGAATCATTAATTTTTGCTTCAGCATAATTCACATAATTGCGAGTACGCGCAGATATCGCAATTATTCTGGCTTTATCCTTTCGTATTTCATCTGCATAAACAACTGGTTCAGTTGGAATCCCGAATAAAGCCAAAATAAGTGCTTCTAACATTTATACCATTTTCGATATTAATCTTTGGGTGTTTCCCAAGGATCACGATCAGCAGGTTGTTTTGATTGCAAGAACTTTACAAGGTTCGTGACACCTTGAGTTCCCATTTTGTCGTTAATGATTTGACTTGCTTCTTTTTTGCTCAATTCATTAAACGATGTTATGTGTCTTTTATTCCCCAACCATTCAGTTACATGAATTAATCCATCTGGATTGTTGTTCCAACCCGAATTAATAAATGCATCTTCACAAATTGTTTTGACAAACGCAATTTGTTTTTCGCTCGCACCATTTGAAAAAGGTTGTCCGCCAACATGCGTTGATTCATTTCGATCGGCTTTTGCCATTTCTGTTGCGCTTGGCCTTTTACCTTTTGCGCTTACGGCTGCGTTTGCCAAAGCGCGACCAAGAGCCGACGTTTCACAATTCTCAAGGGCAGATGATTTATTTACCATTGATGATCCAACACGTTCTTCGGCGTAACCGGTAGCGATTGGATTTAAATCATCAGCATGTTTATAAATCATTGCTTTTACAATAAATTGTGTGTCTGACCATGAAACCAATTCGGTGTAAACGCGTGCCATTGGATTGGTTTCAAACCATTTATGCAATCGTTCATCAACTGTTTCGTATTGTGATAAATCAAATCCCATCAGGTTCAATCACATCCTCATAACATGAACAAGATATTGCCATGCATTGCGCACAACGATATTCGGCTTCACTTGCTTCTTTAATTAATTGTTGTAGAACATTTTGTTCTACATTTGTAACACCCATGTATTTGTCCTCTCGTTAGGTGTATAACGAATTTATACCTTAGGTATGACAAATTACAAAATAGGCTGATGATCCTTTTCAAGGCGTGTCAATCGAGATTCAATTTTTTCAATTTTTGATTCAATTCTTGTTATACCAGCGATTGCATCGGGTAACGATTTTCCACCATTTGCGTCTGGGTGAATTGGGTATGTTGCTTTATCGATATACATTTTAATTGGTTTAATGACAACCCAATTAATAATTAAAGCCACCAACAAAATGATTGCTGTTAATGAACCAGCATATTGACCAGCAGTGATCAACCAATCCATTATGAATCCTCACGCCAAGGCAACGAAACTAACCAAATACATAAACCACCCAATATTAAATAACCGGTGATAATTTTTGCTGAACCATCCAAAGTAAAATAAGCAATAAGCAAACCAACATAAGTCCAAACATCAGATGCAAACGCAATAAGATATTTTTTAACCCAATCCATTATTTTAACTTCCTTGTTCTAGAAGCGCCCGCAGTAACACTTGCCATTTGAGAAATTTGTGTCAAAACGACAGCCGCGACAACAACAGATTGTGATTCTTCCCTTTGTTCTTGTGTCATGTCAGCACCAACATTCAAAATCGCTTCGGTTGCGGCTAATAATTGTTCAGCCCCCGGAACGTTTTCAAATACATTCGGTAATGACAATTCTATAGTATTTTCTGCAATATATTCAGCATCAATTTGTTCTTGTATTTGTTCCTGTATTTGTTCTACACTTAATTCAGGTTCAACGATCGGAATTTCTAATGACGGTTCTTCAACTGTTTGTGGTTCTGTTTCTAATTCTGGGATTAATAAATTTGTCGGCTCTGGCGTTGATGATGGCGTTGGAATATCCAAAGGTAAAATCGTTTCGTTTTCTGGCTGGTTGTTTATTATTTCTGGCGTTATTGTTGGCGTTGGCGATGCTGTAAATGAATCGGTGGCAGTTGGTGTTGGTGTTGGTTCTTCTGTTGGCGATTGTGTTGGTTCTGGGCTAGGTGTTTCAATTTCTGTTGGTGTAGGTGTTGGCGTTGGTGTTAATTGAATTGTTGTGACACCATTCCAAGTTAAAAGATAATTTCCTGTTGGGAATTGTGTTTGATTGCTTGCCATCCAAGCAAAAGATGTTGCTCGAATAAAATAAATCCCGGCATCAATAGGTGTTGTAATAAATGAGGCTAAAACATTTGTTGCAGAATGAGCGCCATCATCGTCTGCACGTAATTTGGTTACATCTTGCCAAAGTTCAACCCATGAATCAATAAATCCAGAATTTGTTTGTGGTGTACCATTTGTTGTTTGAATTGTTATTTGTGTGGGTTCTGTCGCTTCAATAGGAATATCAATATATGGCACATCAGGAGATAATTCAATTGTTTGTTCATCAGCAAATGCTGATGGAATTATTATAAAACCAAGAATTATTATTGGTAAAAATAAACGCAGGAATTTCCCACGAATTTTAAACCTCTAATATCGCTTTAGGATCTAAATCTTGACCAGCAGACCAACGAATGTTGTTACGTGCTTCAAAATGCAAATGCGGACCCGAAGAATTACCAGTATTACCAGATTCTCCTATGTGTTGTCCTTTTTTGATTTCATCCCCAGCCTTAACCAATGATTTAGATAAATGTGCATAAATAACCCAAGTATCTTGACCCGCAATTTTTTGAACAATTTGTGTTCCATAGGATTTACCCCAATTAGCATTAGAAATTTTTCCGTCAGCAACAGCAATGATGTCAGTACCTTGAGGAACCGCAAAATCAATTCCTGTGTGATAACCTTTTGACCACATTTTGCCTTTTTTCTTATATGGAGTTGTAATTTTTCCATTTGAAATTGGCAAACCCATTTATTTGGTTTCTTCTTTCTTATTTGCTTTTTTAAATATTGCATCAACTTCTTCTTGAGTTAATTTTCCGTCATCAAGAAATGCTTTTGCCAAATCGGTAATTATTCTGCTAACTGCCAAAGCACCGGCAATAACGGCTGAATTTACCGGCTCAACACCAATAAAAGAACCAGCACCAATGGCTGGTAATGCTGTAACTAAAAATAAAGCAACTGAACGAAAAACAACATCTTTCATAATTTTAATATTCATAAAATAACCTTTCGATATATCTATTCTAGCGCAGGAATGGTCATTGAATTTATAACCCTTTTTGCTACAGGTGAAGCCAATTCTGCATAAATAGCCGTTGTTGCTGGTGATGCATGTCTCATGAGTTTTGAAACAGCCAATAAATCACCACCGGAAACTGAATAAGCGCTTGTTGCAAAATAATGTCTGCCAGAATGCAATTTTTTATTAATGCCCAATCTTCTTAATTCTTTACATGCGTATGTAGACAATGTATGAGATTTAACAGTTGGCCACAAAAAACCTAACGTTTTATACGATTTAATCATTTCAACAACAATTGGATGTGCAGGTAAAGACAAATCAGTTCCACCTTTACCAGCCGGAATTCTAATCATGTAGCCGTCTTGCATTTCTTCAAGGTCAGCACCTTTGCACAAACTAATTTCTGCCGCACGAAAACCCGCAAAACAAGACAAAATAAACCAATGTTTTTGTGGTTCTTTTGCTTCTTTCATAATCAATGCAACTTCGTTATGTGTGAACGGTCTTGGGCTTGATTTAGGTTTACGTAATTTAGGTAATTTTTCTGCTGGTGAATCCATTTCGGGAATTAATTTTAAATACATCAAATGGCGATAAATCATTTTGTATCTATTAATGTTTGCTTTTTTGGTCGATTGCGCAGGTGACAACATAATTGCTTTTTCCAAATCTTCAGTTGTTGCAAATTGTGGATGAGCAAATTTGTTTAATCGATTTATCAAATGTTTATCGGTAAGCCACAATTGTTTTTTATGACCCAAAATAATAAAACGTTGATAATAAGCGTTTAATATTTCATCGATCGTAAATAGTGGTTTCTTGATATTATCTATTTGATTTATCCTTTTGTTTTTGACGTAACAAATTTTGTAAACGTTTCATTTCTTTTTTTAATTTTTTTATTTCGACATTAATCTTTTTTATGGTTGATAAATCCGGTTTTGGCGGTAAAATTTCTTGAACTACGACTTGAGTTCCACCTGAAACCACGCGTTCAATTACACGATCAACAACAATCGGTTCAGGTGTGATCGTAATTGTTGGTGTTGGTGTTGGTGCTGGCGTGTATGTGCCGTTAAGCCACGCTGTCCAATCATCACCACCAGCCATTTGTAATGACCAAGCCTGAGATGTCCAACATGTTGTTATGTAACCACCACCCATTACACCCTCACCTGTTTTGATTGGGTATTGTGCAGGACAAGTTATGTCGCGTGTTTCGCGATAACTTCCCGGAAATGGTTCTGTAAATGCCATTGCTGGCGTTGTAATCATTGCGCAAGAAATTGTTGCAATAAATATTTTGTTACGCATTTATTTATCCTCGCTATTAAGCGCAGAATTAATTGTTAATAAATGGTACTTTAAAAAACTATAATTTATTTTAATTTGATAACAAATTATTTATAAAATTGAATTAATTTCTTCTTCTGTTAATCCAGCAATTTCAGCAAGTTTTGTAATTGCATTTGCTCGCGCAGTTTGTTTTGCTTGATACTGGGCTTCGAGTAGTGCTTTGGCATCTGCATAAGTTTGTCTGTCAGCCAAAAATGCTTCTTTATCTGCGCCTGTTAATTCTATAACTTGGTCGTCAATACCAACCATAATTTTATTTGTTGTAGCCATAAATGGACACCTCGCCTGACATAGTTCCTGTTGATGTTATCAAAGAAAAGCCTGTAAAAGAAGTATTACCAACAAAATACCATCCACCCATATTTTGTGCCGCGTTAGAATTATCTTGTTGAAAACCTAAACCACAACTGTAAAAAGAAGCAAATGGTTGGTAAATATCAAAACTAAATGGCATTTTTGCATTTGTTGTTTGCGCAACAACTCCTATTTGCGCAGATGTTTGGCTAGCACCAGAAAAAGTTGTTTGAAAATCTGTACTTCTTGCTCTACCAAATGAATAAGTATAATTTGAAGTACTGTTATCTGAACCAGCAACTCTAAATCTAAAAAGTAAATTTAGTGTTCCACTTCCAGCCAATGTACCAACAATTCTATAATTTTCATATGTTGCACTAAAAACATCATTGAAACTTTGACTGGCTACTGCACTAAAACTAGTGGTATTAATTAGCGTTAATCCTTGATTTGTTGCGGCGGCTGGATAAACATCCACAAAAGATGCACCGGTATAAACTTGTAATTTATCGACATCGGTTAAATAAGTTAGCATTCCTTCTTCAAAATTTGCTGTTCCGATCGCTGAACTTCTTGCGGCTGTTCCACCAAAAACCATAACGGCTTGGTCTTGCAAATAATTTTGGACATCACTAGCCGTCAAAATTGAACCGGCTGTAAAGGTTTTAAAACCTGAACCCATTAAAACTCCTTAAAAACCTAGAACGCCTGAATCAAGCAAACCAAAAACGCTATCATCAAGGACAAAACTAGCATAATCCAATGTGCTTAATCCTATTGTAACGGAATGTGAGATGGAATTTGTTCGGTGAGTTATACCCGTAATTTGAGCATATTTTTCAATTGCTGTACCAATTCCATTTGGCGTAAATTTCACTTCAACAACTTGAGTTAATTCCAAACCAAGCACTTCATTTTGTTGCGCTGTTGTTAAATTAGCCATTTCTATTTCCAAGGCTTCAAAACGATATTCGGGTTCAGAATAACGACCAAGTAAAAAATCGGCTAATTGCAACGATTGAGCATCCGTGCTTAACAACAAATTGTCTTGATTTAATGTTGAAATACCATATTGATTTTGTGAATCAGTATCATCAGCAATTTGTGGTGTTCCATTAGCCCGCGTAATAACTATTCTGTTATACAATTGTTCTGAACCATAAACAACTTGCAAATTATTAAAATCAATACCAGACCCATCATCAGCAAATGTGGTAACAGCACTTGACGAAACAGCAACAGCCCTATCTTGAAAATTAAAATAACCATCTTTCCCAATAAAAACATTTCCGGGTTCAGATAATTCAATTATTTGTAAATATTCCAAAACATTTGTTCCATCATCAACAACATCTGCTTGCAATGTGGCATTGCCTGTATCAACCACTCGAGATGATGCCGGCCAATTAACTTCTGATCGATCAAGAACCGCGTTTATGCGCGCACCTGTTAATTGAGATGTTGCTGTATGTGCAGATAATGATTGTGTTGCTAACAATGTAAAACCATCGGAAGCAATTGCTATCGCCGTATTATCACCGGTTGGTGAATAATCTAAATTCCAATCATCTATAACGCCATAAAATACAGCCGAACCATTTGATTTAATTCGTATTTCACGATGCGGAACAATTTGACCAGCGTATGGACTTAATGAGTAAAGTGGGTCAAATGTTCTGGCTCGATTGTCCAAAACAACATTTGTTTGACCAGCGTTGTAACGATCAAGTTCTCTGCTTCTACCACGAGAAACTTGAACACCTAAAAGAAATTGTGAAACATCATAAAATAAAGTTCCGCCTAAAGTAAATTCTGTATTATCTAAAACACCTTGAACAGGATCATCCAAAGTAAAAAATGGTCCACCAAGACTTGATAAATCAAAACCAATTTCAACAGTTGTGTTTGGAACAGACATTTATGCGCTCACAAATACTGGGCCAGATGTTCTTTCATATTTTTTAATTGCATCAACAATTTCACGCCCAACTTGAGCGCCAGAAGTTCCAATACCCGCATTAACAGTTATATTAATTGTGTTACCCATTTGATTTGATTTATTTAATGGAATAACGGCTTCCGGTCCGGCTTCACCAATTAACGCAAATGTTGGTTGTTCAACAATTCCACCTTCAGCCAAACGAATTAATCCCATTGCGGCAGCCATCGCGGTATAACTTCTGCTTGCAGGTGTCGAAGCAGCACCGCCAGCGGCTTTAACAATTTTTTCAGTTTTTGTTAATGGTTGTTGTTTTGGTTTATCATCTTTTTTGGTTTCAGGTTTTGGTTCTGTTGTAACAACCGGTGGTTGAACCGTAATTGTTGTTGAACTTAACGATGCGGCTAATGCGGCAATATCTGAAGCGGCTGAAATAATTGATTGACGAATACCCTCAACCAACGCTTCGCCTTGTGCAACACCAGCGGCATAAAATTGTTTTGCCCCAGTTTCACCAACAATATTTGCAACATTTTCCACCGCTAAAACTAGGCTATTAACTTTTTGAACAACAGTTGAACCACCAGCGATAATTTGGTCAGCAATTGCAATACCGGTTTCAGCACCAGCATCCAAAACTTGACGTAACGCTGATTCAGATAAACCAAGTTCTAATAATTTACCAACTCGTTCAGAAAATTTAATTGCCGTATCGGCTTGTTTTTGCAATCCTGAAAGAAAATCAGATTCTTCAATTGCGGATGCAAAATTTATGGCACCAGTTATTGAACCAGAAATAGCATCTTTAAAATCAGCAAAGGCTTGTTTTGCATCTTCCAATTGATTTTGCGCAGAAGAAAACGCATCACCTAATTGATCTTGAACAACATTTGCTAATTCTTCAAATTGTTCAGCAGTTTGTTCAGTTAATTTATTTGTTCCAGATAAATCTGTTTTCATTTTATTTAATGAAACAGAAGCCGCATCCAAAGAACCTTGCATTGTAGTTGGCGAAGTTCCGGCAACAAATTTAGCAAAATTTTGTGATGCTTTTGAAACACGTTCTTGTTGTTGTTGTAAATTTTTTAAGGCTTGTTCTTTATCTTTTGCGGCTTTTTCTGCAGCCTTTAATGCTTCGGCTTCTTGTTTTTCTACATCCACAACTTCTTCGGTAGAAATTGCTACATAACCTAAAGATTTGGCTAATGCTAAATAACGATCGCCAGCAAGTTGAGCAACAAGCGCATTATTTTCATTGGAAGTTTTTAATTCATCGCCTTTATCAGCAACAAAACCAAATAAATCACCGATGGCAGGAATCGCGGCACCCAAAGGCCCAAGGATACTTAAAACAATTTGTTGTCCAGTTTTTTCTATTGCTTTTGTAAATCGATTTGTTTCATTTATAGATAAATCTATTTCACCAACGTAATAACCCAAACCAACAATAAAATCACCAATACGATCACCCAAATTTGTTATTGAATCAGCAACACCACCAACACCATCCATTTCATTAGCGGCAAGTTGCAAAGCAAGAATTAAGTCATAACCAATTGCTTCTTGGGCTTCACCAACACGTTCACTTAAAATCGCAAGTTTTCCAGCCATTGTTCCGGCTGCGGCGGCAGATGCACCTTGAAATTTATCTTCCAAACTTGTTAATGCGGCATCCAAATCTTTATTTTTAATTATTGTTTTATCTAAAGGAACACCAAGACGAGTTAATGCAGTAAAATTTCCGATCGCGGCTTTGCTCATCGCCATTGTTACTGATTCTAA